TTTTGATTTTTCCTGACGTACTTTCCAGATTGACAAGATACGGCGGGTCTGTGCAAACAAGATTTACTTTTGTGTCTCCAAGAAGTGCTGTATAGGTTTCCGGTAAAGTGGAATCACCGCAGATAACGGTGTGCTTTCCAAGATGCCAGATGTCACCTGTTTTGGATTTGCAGGGCTTTTCCAGTTCTGCATCTACATCAAAATCATCCTGTTTTGCTTCATCACTGTTAATGTCGAAAAGGTCAGCAATTTCAGATTCATCGAAACCAGTTAAACCAAGGTCAAATCCGAGTTCCTGCAATTCCTGCATTTCAACGGACAGCAGTTCATCATCCCAGCCTGCGTCCAATGCCATACGGTTGTCAGCAAGGATATATGCTTTCTTCTGTGCTTCCGTCAGATGGTCGGCATACACACAGGGTACTTCTGCAATGCCTTCTTCCTTTGCCGCCTCAATCCTGCCATGCCCAGCAAGAACGTTATATTCCTTATCGATAATGACAGGATTGACAAATCCGAATTCACGGAGGGAAGAACGAAGTTTCAAAATTTGTTCTTTGTTGTGTGTTCTGGCGTTATTTGCATAAGGCACTAACTTGTTGATGTCAACAAGCTGAAATTCTGTAGTTGTGGTCATCTGTAATTCCTCCTCTGCTGGATTCTGAGCATACCTTTTCGGGCGGCATCCATATTGCCTTTGACAGCCTGTCCCTTGATTGTGCGATATTGCTGTTTGGTCATGTTATTTTTCTGCTGTTTCAGTTCTCTCCAGAATTGAACATCTGCTTTCATGTATTTCTCACTTTCTGCTTCTCAGCAATTTTTCCATCATATCTTCCTGCGGATTGCTCTGAAATTCCACAGAGCAGTTTTCCCTCACAATCTGAAAAATCTGATTCCAGATTTGGTTTGCCTGTTTCATGTAATTCTGTGACATCGCTACATAGGGAGAGGCAATTGCCGCACCAGTTGTAGGATGTTTGGAAATATATCCGTATTTGGTGACGATCTGCTCGCAGTGTATCCAACGGGAAATACTCATGGCATACTGTTCCACAAGCTGACGGCTTACGATTTTCTCACAGGAGCGTTCTTTCAGCCACTGATAGGTTTCTGTATACACATCATCTGCAAGGAGTTTTGTGCCGTCACGCTGTAATTCTTTCATGAAATCTCTGACAGGCGGAGTTTCAGCGGATTCTATATCCGCAGGCTGCATCATAACTTCCGCCGATTTTCCCTCAGCAATTTTCTCCGTGAGTGCCTTTCTTGGCCGTCCTGCACCCGGTCTTGCACCGCCTCGGTTTGTACCGTCTTTCGCCATGATGTCATCACCTCCGAAAATCAAAGAAATTCAAACAAAAATGCTAAATCAGGCATAAAAAATGCCGACTGCAAAAGTCGGCAAAGTTAGATGTTGTCGGTATTTTTCAATATTTATACCTCTGAGGGGGTCAATAGGGCGTTTGAATACCCGTTTTTGTGCGTGATAGGGAACGCCGGTCTGTAAAAAATTCACAATTAGCGATTTTTATCCCCCCACCGGCAGCATTTCAGACACAATCAATATCGATAGACGGGATTTCGGTCTTCCGTCCATGTCTTGCGGTCATGGCAGGACTTGCAAAGAGCCTGCCAGTTGCTTTCGTCCCACATCAGATGCGGATCACCACGGTGGGGAATGATATGGTCGACCACAGTTGCTGCTGTGAACCGTCCCCGTGCCATACACTTCACGCACAGCGGATGCTTCCGCAGGTACGCCTTGCTGAGCCGCTGCCACCTGCTGCCGTAGCCACGCTTGGCGGCAGACGGTCGGTCTGGGTGCAAGGACTGATGCTTTGCACAATACAAACTGTCTGTCAGATTGGGACAGCCAGGGTGCTTGCATGATTTCAGTGCCTTCCTCGGCATAAGGTTCACCTCCGGATACAACGAAAGCCCATGTGGAACACCACAGGGCTTTCGGTCAGTTTTCTATGATATTATTATATCATGTTTATTCAGCAATTTCGTCCATCAAATTACCTCATGCCTTTCCGTACAAAAGCAAAGCAAGATGCTGCACTGCACGATTTTTCTTATTGTAAGCTGTAGAACGTTCGATATGCAGGTGCTCACAGATATTGTAAACAGCATCAATCTGTTTTTCTTCTTCTCCTCCATAGAACTGTTCCAGCACATACCGTTCATCCTCCGACAGGCTGTCCCATGCGGGTTGAAACCATTCCATGTATTCCTTTGCCTGACGATACCGTTCCCGCAGCACATCGATTTCGTCAATGGCAGCGATGATTCTCATTTCGCCGGACTGCGGGTTCGGACTGCCGCCCGGCATATCTGTAAATGCCGGACTGCCAAGGGTGGTGGTGTCTTCATGCACCTGTGCGATTTCTTCGTCTGTGTGTGCAAGGATGTAAGCCATGCTGCTGTAATCCTTCAGTGCGTTCACAGCGGCACTCCGTTTGTCTAAGTACTGCCAAATGATATTCATCTGCTACCTCCAAGTTCTGCCTTGACGGCTTGCATCAAAGCGGTCTGGGTTTGTTCTTTCCGGGTCAGGGCTTTCAGGATACGTTCGTCAATCGTACCCTTGGTGATGAGATGTTGAATGACAACCGTTTCGGACTGTTGCCCCTGCCGCCACAGTCTGGCGTTGGTCTGCTGGTAGAGTTCTAAACTCCATGTTAGCCCGAACCAAATCAGGTGAGAGCCGCCTGCCTGTAAGTTCAAGCCATGACCAGCAGATGCTGGGTGCAGCAGACCAACTTGCAGCCTTCCGGCGTTCCAGTTCCGAATACTGTCAGAGGATTGGATTTCCTGATAGGAAACCTTCAGCTTTCGCAGTCGCTCTTGAATCCGCTCCAAATCATGCTTGAACCAGTACGCCACCAGAACAGGCTTGCCATTGGCTGCCTCTATCAAATCTTCCAGTGCATCCAACTTTCGGCTGTGAATGGGAATCACCGCTCCGGTATCGTCATACACTGCACCATTCGCCAGCTGGGAAAGTTTATTGGATAGACTTGCAGCGTTGGCGGCGGTAATCTCGGTGTCCTGCATCTCCAGAATCAGTTCAGACTTGAACCGCTTGTAGGTTTCTTGCTCTGTGTCGGACAGCTGCACGGGATATTCGTTGGAAAGCAATTCCGGCATGTGCAGGTGGTCGATGGCTTTCATCGAAACAGTGATGTCAGCAATTTTCTCATAAATCTGCCGCTCTGCATCGGGCAGGGGCTTGTAGGAATACACGAGATAGCCGTTCTGCTTGTCGGGCTTGAAGTAGGCATTCCGATACTGCCCGATGAATCTGCCGAGCCGCTGTCCCATATCCAGCAGACGAAATTCCGCCCATAAATCCATCAAACCATTACTGGCAGGAGTGCCTGTCAAACCGACGATTCTTTTCACCTTTGGTCGAACTTTCATCAATGCTTTGAAGCGTTTGCTCTGATGGCTCTTGAAACTGGAAAGTTCATCAATCACCACCATGTCATAATCGAACTTCGTGTTGTTGACGAGCCAGTCAATGTTCTCTCGGTTGATGATGTAGAGGTCGGCAGGTTTTTTCAGGGCAGCAAGGCGTTCCTCGACCGTACCGACAACAACGCTGTATTGCAGCGGTTTCAAATGCTCCCATTTTTCAATTTCAGCAGACCATGTATCACGGGCAACTCGCAGCGGTGCAATAATCAGAACCTTTCTGACCGCAAACAAATTAAACATCAAATTGTGGATTGCAGTCAGTGTTGTAATCGTCTTACCAAGTCCCATATCCAGAAAGAGTGCTGCGATTGGATGTTCTTCGATAAAGCGAACAGCATATTTTTGATAGTCATGGAGTTTCATTTTTCACCTCCCAGATGATTTTGTCGATGTCCTCACAAGCATCCAAGACATAAACCAGAAAACCTAATCGCCTCAGAAGTTTATGCCGGGAAAGTTGAAGCGGTCTGGGTTTCTCTCCGGGTGCTTTCACTTCCACAAAAGCAATTCTACCGCCGGGCATCAATACGATGCGGTCTGGAACGCCTGCCGTTCCGGGAGACGTGAATTTCCAGCACACACCACCATTTTGCTTTACTGCCTTTGTGAGTTTTTCTTCAATTATTTTTTCTCGCATGGGAGTACATACACACTTTCACCGTTTGACACTGATTTTGCTATCTCATCAATGATTTTGGATGTCTGGTTAAAAAAGCCTAATCCAATTTTTCTGCCCTCTGTAACAAGCATGATGAGATCAGGCTCATTACTGTCCTGCATAATGACATCAAATTTTTCAAGATTAATCAAGGTGTTATTTTTCTTAATCCACATAATTTGTCCCTCCTAATTTTGGGGTTGGTGACAGTCTACGACAGTCGATTGCAAACCTTATATATAGAGAAAAAATTATACTTTTTTCTCGCCTGCGTAAAGTCTGTATATGACTGTCGTAGACTGTCACTTTCCCTATATTGCGTGTTTTTTAGCTTTTTTGGTGACAGTCAATCAAGAATATCGTTCTTCAATTGAAGCCCCATGATGTATCTAGCACTGTGAGTTCTTGTCTTTTTGAAGCCTGCTTGTTCCAGAGCCGCATAAAAATCAGAAGTACTTCTTGTGTATTCTCCGTTTTCATTGCAGTATTCTCTGTATCGGTTATAGAGGTCACCTGACTTTGCCTGATAGCTTTTATCTGCCTCACAACACTCATTGATGAAATTGCCAAGCCAGTCATTGCCATCCCGATAGGCTCCAATTGCATCTAAAACACACTGCGGTCGGTTAATCTGATAGTTTGCCGCAATGACCTTTCTTGCACCTTCAATCAGCCAGGAAAGCACCGCACCGCCAGCGTGATCGACCAAGTGCTGTGTGTAGTTTTTGATGTCCTTAGAGCCTTGAATTTTTGCGTGAAACGGAATGACAATCAATCTTCTCCACGTTCCATCATCCGATGCACCAACCTTTGGAAGATGATTGGTATACAGCACCAAAGTGTGAGAGGGTTCAAAGTGGAACGGTGCTTTGAATTTCTTTTCGGCAAAGATCGGGTCGGTGGAACAAAGCTGCTTGACGACACTGGTATTCAGCCGCATCCCTTCCTGCAATTCTGCCGCAATAATCATTCTTTTGCCCTTAAGTTCCGCCATTTCCGGCTTGACATTACGCTTGCAATTGACGGTCAGTGCATCTGCTGAAATGTTGCCACTGTAACTGCCGAGAACCTTGTAAATGACATTCCAGAACGTACTCTTGCCGTTACGTCCGTCACCGTAGGCAATAATCATCGCCTCCAAATACACCTTGCCCACAATACAAAGTCCGCAAATCATCTGCACATAATCAATCAAACTCTGGTCGCCGCAGAAGAACAGCTGTAAGGCATTCTCCCACAAATCCTTACCAGCATCACTTGGAACAACCGCCGTCACTTTCGTTAAGAGGTCGGCAGGATCTGTAGGCTTCCAGCCATTCAATCCTTCGGGCAGATAGTAAGTTCCACCCGGAGTATTTAAGAGCATTGGATTGCTGTCGAGGGCTTCGGGATTGTGGAGCACAAGCGGCTTTGCGGCATCCAGTGCATTGGTCATACTGCGAACATGGCGATATTTCATGACAAACGCCTTGAAAGCGGCATAGTACTGATACTCCTTGTATGCGGCGATCTGTTCCTCGTCCAGACTATCCCGAAACTTTTTACCGCCATTAATTGCTGCATCTCTTGCAACACCGAGGCTTTCCAGTTTCAAAAGTGACGCTTCCACCTGCTTTTCCGCCTCTGCCAGCTGTACGTCTGTATGTTCGATCATAGCAAGGGTGACAGCGTGTTCTGACTCCTCCCAATAGGTTCCGTTGTAGCGAAGATAATCGGTCGCAATGGTAAATGCCACCTCATCTGAAAAGCCTTCTACAAATGTGCGAGCCTCTCCAACGTCCGAAAAATCATCGGGAATCAGGGACTGTTTGCCGTATGCTTCAGGAGAAATATATCCTTCCTGCGAGGTTACTTTTTTTCCGAATTTGCAGGCACTGTGCCAGATTGCTTCCAGTTCTTCATCCGGTAGCGGCGGTTCGCATTCTGCTGCTTTTTCCAGGAACTTCTGATAACTTTCCTCAGTCACACCAAAACGCTTGACCAGTTTTCCAGCCATGCGAGACATTGTGCTGTTTCGCTGTCCCTGCGGAATGTTACGATTTGACTTCATCAGTGTAAGCCAATCCTCAATGGAAAGACTGCCTTCATGCCATACAACATCACTCGGACAGCCAAAAAGAAAACGTGAGGCATCCAGTGCATTGCCGTCGAAGAACGGCAGTTCCTTATGGATTTTCTGCTTTATCGCCTTATGAGAATTTGCATCGTTGCAGGGTGCTGTCGGAAAAAATACATGAAAACGTGGTCTTGCGGATTTATTCCCTTTCGCCAGCATATGATGACGGCTGTAGGTTACTGCAAATGCAACATCACTGAGGAAACTTGCCAGTTTTTCCTGTGTGATCCAGTCTTTCGGGTCATCTGAATGGTCGTTGTCACAATCCATGGGTACTACATCAGACAGCAGGAAATTAGCGTCACTGCGGGCAAAATTCTCATACTGAGCACAGACATGATCGTAGACAACGGCTTTTTTCAAGTCCGCTTCTGAAGTAATGACCTTTTGGTTTGGATAAAGGATATTCTTTTCATTGCCGGTACAGTTTGCTGTATAGAGCGTAAATTTCATTCTATTTCCTCCAGTTCTTCTGTAAAATGCCGAATGGTCATATGCCGCCGCTTCGCCCATTTGATTTCCTGCTGCATCCCCTCCGACCGCACAGAACCAAACACCCACAGCTGGGCACACTTTGACAGCAGTACCAAATTCATGAACATCGCTGTCTGACGATCTTCGCCTAAACCGTCATCCATGAACTGCGGAAACAGCAAATGGGGAGCGATAGGGACATAGTGCGTATCTACCGCAAAGCGGCTGTACCGTCTGGCGTTTTCGATATTGTCATTGATGCAGCCGTGGGAATAGGGAGAACAAATGTATACCAGCGGTCGATAAGCGGCAGCCTTTTTCGCCTTGCGTTCCTCTCGTTCAATACGGCTCAGTGCCTCATAAGCAGTGAGATCGATGTATCCCTCAGCGTTATACAGATTCATGCAATACTCCTTTCAGTCGCTTCTTTGTGCAGGCATCACAGTAAACGGCACTGCTGAAAATGTCAAAGTTTTCTGCTGTCCAGAAAACACTCAGATCCACTGGTACTTCTGCACCGCACTGCGGGCAGCGGCAGTATACGTTTTCGTTGTTGATCTCCACAGAGATACTGGTGGTGCCATTCAAATTTTCTTTGATGTAAAACATATGGAATCCTCCTAATCTTTCTTGTAAAAGCTGCATTCATATCCGTCTGCCCGAAGCAGCAGTCCCTTTGCCCAGTCTGGTGTTCTCGCCATCTGCTGACAGATCTCATCCAGCTTTGTATCTTTCGGGCATTCGATGATCATTTCATCGTGAATATGACCGACAATGAAGTATTGTGATAGTGCCTGCATGGAATACATCAGCAGATCTCTTGCAATTCCTTGGACGCAGTTCTCTACAAATTTCGGCCCATAACTTTCAAGTCTGTCCCATTTTTTCTGAGCATTAATGCCCATATATGTAACAGATTCACCGCCGAATTTATTCTTACCGATGTAGGGTTTAGCATAAGCAAGACGTCTTCCGCTTGGCAGCCTTATGAACAGAAACCCTGCCTCATAGGAAAATAGCAGTCCGTGTGTTTTCGTTGCTGTTTTTTCTTTGACTGCCTTTTTTACAGCTCTATCTACCGCCCACCAGAGTTCTGTAATATGCGGTGAAGCCTCACGCCAGTCGGTTACGATCTGTTTCAGTTCCGTATCGGATAAGCCAAGAGAATCTGCTCCCATCGCTTTCATGGCTCCAACCGATCCGCCGAAACCACAAGCCAATTCGGATATCTTTCCTTTCTGCCTTAAATGACCGTTTTCACCATGCTTTACAACTGGCACACCGAACATCTTTGATGCTGATGCACAGTAAATGTCCTCACCGTTTGCAAAAGCCTTCATTCGCCATTCTTCACCTGCAAGCCATGCGATCACTCTTGCTTCAATGGCAGAGAAGTCCGCAACAATAAACTTCATACCCTGTCTTGTGATAAAAGCGGTACGGATAAGCTGTGACAGTATATCAGGAACATCATCATACAGCATCTGAATATCTTCAAAAGAACCGTATTTTACAAGTTCTCTTGCTTCTGTCAAATCCGGCAAGTGATTCTGCGGAAGATTTTGCAATTGCACATTTCTGCCAGCCCAACGCCCCGTTCTTGATGCCCCATAAAAGCTGAACATCCCTCTTGCACGATTATCGCTGCAAGCTGTATTTTTCATAGCGGTATATTTTTTCACAGAGGATTTTGACAGTTGCAAACGCATCTGAAGCACGGATTTTACAGGTTCTTTTGCAGTTTTGATGAGTTCCTGCACCTGTGTTTTGCCAAGTGAATCCGACTTGTATCCCTGTGTTTCAAGCCAATCCAGCAACTGATATACAGAATTCGGATTTTCTACGCCTGTCAACCTTTTCATTTCAGCTGTCAGTTCTTCTTTTGCCTCTGCATCAAGGCCAATTGCCTTATCTGCAAGCTGCATATCTACGAGAATACCTCTGTCGTTGATTTCCTGGTCAAGATAAAATTCCTGCCAGATAAAATTGGGAACAGGAAAACGTAACAGTTTTCTGTCGATTTCAAGCTCAGCTTCTACATCACGCTTATTGTACGCCTTAAAAATCTCCCATTTTTCAGGATAATCTTTCGGATAATGAAACTGCGGAACACCGTCAATTGTGTCGTATGGCACACAAAAGAATTTGACGAGAGCCTTGCCCTCTGTCATTTTCTGCTGTTCAATGCCCAAAACCTTTCCGACTTCTGCAAGTGATGACGGCAGTCCGAGTGTTCTTGCATGAATCATAGAACAATGCCAGCTTTCAGGATTTAAGAAATCTCCGACAGTATCTTCGTCAATGCTGTAACTCTGAAAATATTGAGGATAATTCTTACGAAGATATTTTGAAAGACAAACTCTCTCAAAATTTACATTAAATGCCCTTTTTATCACGTTTTCATCAACAAGAGCAACGAGAACATTTTCGGGAATTTCTTCACCGTTTGCCATATCCACTACCTGAACAGGCTGTCCGTCTATGGAATAGGCAAACAGCAAAATATCAAAATATGGGGTGTCTGTGTAAGCATAAACGCCGCATTTTGATATGTCCTTATCGGATCTTGTTTCGATATCAATTGTAATCATGTTTATCTCAATCACCCACCCAAGCATGACGCCTAGCTGTCCGCCCAGCTATCTTAGTTCAGAAAATCCTCGTCTTCTACAGTTGCAAAGTCGTCCTCTGCACGGCTGTGACCGCCCAGCGGCTCACCATCCCGAAGCTTCTGGATGTTCTGCAGTCCGCAGGCAATACCACGGGATGTCTTGGTGTTGAACGCATAGAAGGTGATGCTGGCTCTGCCGTAGACACCGCTGTAAATCTCGCTGTGGTCTAAAATCTGCTGGCAGGCTGCATCCACGATGCCAGGGGCAGTGATGGAATTGGCATTGACGAAATAGCTGTTGGCATAGGCTTCATCGTCCGGGCGTTCTAAGTCACCATCCCGAAGCGGAGTCTTGATCGATGTCAGTGCCGGAACGGACTTGCTGTTGCCCTTCAACTTGCCCTGACCCTCCTCGTAAGCAGCCTGAATGGCGGCACGAATCTTTTCGATGGTTTTCGTGTCCGACTTCGGAATGATGAGGGAAACGCTGTACTTCGGCTTGCTGTTCTCGTCCATCGCCTTTGCTTCCCAGAGGTTGGCGTAGCTAAATCTGCATACACCGGTTACTACTTTTGCAGGATTGATATACTTTGCCATAATAAGAACTCCTTTATTCTTTGAAATCTACCTGTGCAGTATTCCACGCAGGTCGTTTGTCTGATAGCGGAACAAGTGTTGGTTTGCCCTGTGGTTTCACAAGCAAATCTCCCAACAATTCTTCGAATTTTTTCTTGCCCAGCATTCTGGTCATTGCGGTAATGCCCAGTACCTTATGTTCATATGGGTCGAACCCAGCAGCTTGTACCGCCTCCGCTGCTGCAGTTTCACTGCAATATGCTCGTCTGGTTCTGCCTTCAACCAGCTTCCAATTCTTCCACGTTTTCCCCTGTAAGGACTGCTGCAAGGCATATTCCTTGATATCAGAAGCCCATGCAACCAGCTGGTCAGCAGTTTCCAGAATTGCTTCAATTTCGGTATCGGTCAGCTTGTCTGGCATAGCAAAATCATACTTCGCCAATTGCAGATTGTACTCCGCCCGTTTCCGGCAAGTTGCTTTCACTTTGCAGAACCGACAATGTTCACCTGCACAGAAGTCACCATCGCCTTTGGCGGCAAGTGCGGCTTTGGGTTTCAGTTCGGTTTCTGCCCAGTGCAGCAGCTCCGACAGTGGCAGGGTGCATTCGCTGAGGTTCTGGATTCTCGGCTGAAAGATTACCATCCGAACCTCTACAATGTCATAGAGGGCATCGAACAGTTCCAACGCTCCAAGAGCATACAGCATCATCTGCGAGTTGTGGTCGGAGGATACCGCCACGCCCTTGCCATACTTGAAGTCGATGACCGTTAAAACATTCTCTGCAACAATCACACAATCTCCCGTGCCGAAGCCGTCGGGAACGTATCGGCTGAAATCCAGACGCTGTTCCACTAAAACCATGGGTTCTTGCAGGGTTGATAGCTGTTCGGCGATGTACTGGGCATAGCTGTCCGTGCAGTCTTCCATTTCTGCATCGTAGAAGTCTAAGTTCTCCGTGGGATTAGATGCCGGATTGCCAAGCAGCTTTTGCACTTTGTACTCTGCCAACTCGTGGGCACACGTGCCTTCTAGGGCGTAGTATGTCACGGTATCCGGCAGGGCAGCACAAAGCTGTGCAGAGGGCGGACACGCCAGCCATCGGGCACTGGAGGAAGCCGAGAGCATAGCGTGTTTATTCGGCATGGGCTGCCTCCTGTGCATCTGCAAATAGTGCAGCGTATCGTTCCGGTGGAACTTCAGACAATCGGCTGCCGCCATACTTTTGCAGCAGTTTCAGCACCGTTTCCTTTTGTCCGCTGCGGGACAGATTTGCCAGAACACTGCGGACTTCTTCCAACGTAATTGCCTTTTCCACTGCTTTTTTGACCGCTTCTTCTTTTTGTGGATAAATCTGTGTAAACGTCTCCACTTCCGCCTTGGAAGCACTTTCTGCCCACTCTGATGCGACCTTTACGAAATCACTGAGTGCTGCAAGGACATCTATGAGGGTTTTCATTTGTTTTCACTCCTGTTACAATATAATTAGTCGGGTAACACCTTACAAGCCGGTAAGGGTTTACACGCATTTGTTACTTAAGCTATACTGAAAGCAGTGATTGGACTGACGTATCACT